AGGATATTCGAATGGCTTGAAGGGTATTCTTTCTGTAAATATTCCCATTTCAAATCCTTTTTTTATTGTTAATAAATCATTTGGTGGTGATTATATATATGGTTTAGAAGTCAATATCACCCTTCATTTCGTTATACTTTTGTAACAAATTTTTTCTTACTAAACTCTCCCCCTTATTCATATCACTTTGGGTTTTTTTACCATCAATGGAATCATCAGAATAAATTTGAATTCTACCATTACTCATATTTGCTTTAGATGGTAAAGTCATTCCATCAGGTCCAAATCTGTTTTTGATAACGTGCCAACGACCTGTTCCCGCTAACTTATCTTCTATTTTTCTACTTAGAGAAACCACAAAATCTGCTGTCATTAATTTAGAGAATGAACCTGCGATAGAAGTACCAGTAATCACATCATCATTTGCACCACTACGATTAATTTGTGATGCTGTGAATAGTGGACACTCATACTCACCAGCAATACCACGTAATCCTTCAACAATTTCTTCTAATTCTTCGTGTCGTTCCTTTTTACTGTTACCTTTTAACAAATCAGCATAATCCACAATAATAACATCTGGATTTTTACCTTGTAGTTTTAACTTATCTAATGATGCTCTCATTGTGTTTAACCCTGCCGATTTGGTAGGCCAATACTTCAAAATAAGTTCACCTTTTAAGTTTCCAACTTGATGAGTTACATCTTCTATATTATACTTCAAATTAGGTACAGCAGTTCCAGTCAATACAGCATCGTATCTTTGACCTACATAACCTTCATTTAATTCTAATGTATAATGAACTACAATTTTACCCAATTTAACAGCAGCCATTCCAACGTTAACCAAAGCCCAAGATTTACCAATACCAGGTGGTGCTGCAAACATTATCAATTCACCTTTACCAAAACCACCATCCACTAATTCATCAATAACATCCCAACCAGATGGTATAACATCTCTAATTGTTGATTCGTATCTTTCTTTAATTTGTACTTTATATTCATGTCCTATATCAGTATCTTGTCCTGCTTTCATAGCAGAATCAATCATTGATTTGATAGTATCAAATTTACCTTCTTCTAATAATCCAACTGATTCTAAGATAGCATTTTTAAATGTTTGGTTTTTACAAAATTCTAATGTTTTTTCTTTAACATATTCTAAATCATCAGATTCTAAGCCATTCCAAACCTGCTTTAGATTATCTACAATCGATTGTTTTAGAACATCTCTATCCAATCTATCAACCTCAGTTTTAAACACATCTAAGGTAGGTAATTCTGAGTATTTATCGAAGTGAGATATAACCTTAGTTACAATCCACTCATTAGCCTCAGAATCAAAATATTCAGGTTTAAGAATATCATATACCATTTGTAAGAATATTCTATCCGTTACTAATGATGATATGATTTTTATCTGAAACGATGTTCCGAATTTATTTCCAAATTTATCCATAGGATACAAATATACGAATTAAATGTTAATTATACAAACTATTTTTTAGTTTGTTTGGAATATCTATCCAAATCACTCCAAGTGTTCACCAACCAAGTTTCTACATTCTTAAAAGCAGTATAGAGCTTATCTTTCATAAACTCTTTTTTGAAAAGGAATGAATTCAACTCATTTATTGGTGAATCCACAATCGCTCTAACGTTAGATGTAATTGCCGAACCCATTATTGGGTCTGATAGTTGCATTAAATCGTAGTTCAATTCAAGAACACTTCTATTTGCAAGTATCTTAGATTTTAACTTCTCATCATCAATTTCATTAACACGTTCCATTAAAGTATTCAAACTATCGATTGGTTCATTCTGTAAAAATGTTAGTTTATTAACCAATGTTTTAGGTCCAATACCCGGAACACCTGGAATATTATCTGATTTATCACCATCAAATATTCTATAATATACTAAATTATGTGATGGTACTCCATAGATTTCATGCACATTATCCTTAGTTATCATTTTCTTTTTAGTAGGTTGCCATACTGATATCCTATCATCTACCAATTGTAGAAAATCCTTATCAGATGAAACAATAATAACTTCTTTTTTGAAGATATGTCTGGCAGCGTATGCCATAATATCATCAGCTTCTACGTGGTCTACATAACATACATCAACAGGTAATAGTTGTAAGTATTTAATTACTGCGTTAAAGTTACGTTTCATAGATTCCGCTTGGTCCTCTAAATCTTCATAACCAACCAATCTATTTACTTTGGTTAATCCAGTTCTACCTTCCTTATACCCACTATGCATTTTCTTTCTACGAGTAGAACCACCCTTACCATCAAAAACAACCAACACTCTCGTTGGTTTATTGTTTCTAATAAGAGCACCGAGGGATAACAGAAATCCTGTTACCCCACCAACGTGCTCTCCATCATCATTTAATGTTGGGACTGCCCCAAACACTCTGATAAACATATTCAACCCATCTACAATCATAACTTTATCATTAACATCACCTTTAGATGTATTAGATAAGTTATTTAACATTTCTTTGTAATTAGTCATCGATTGTGTCATCAAATTCGGTTGTATCTGTGTTTGCTGATTCGGATGCTTCTTTATATCCTAAAATATATGCATCACAGATTTGTTTATACATTTGTTCTTTTACTTCTGGTCGTTCATCTAATAGTGGCGCGAAATCTTTGGCTTGGAATTTAATAACCTCACCAGTTGTTTCATCAGTCCACGTATACCACGCCCCACCTTGTGATACTAACTTATGTGTTTTCATAGTATTCAACCATGAACCATATTGGTCAATACCTCTATCAAAGTAAATTTCAAAATCAACTGCTCTAAGTGGTGGTCCCATTCTATTTTTGATAACTTGAACTCTGGTTTTAATACCAACGGTCTGGTCAACACCACCGATTTTTGAATTTAGTTTACCCATTTGTTTCATCCTTAATCTACACGATGCGTGAAAGCCAATAGCCTTACCACCTGATGTAGTATAAGGGTCACCAAAAGATACACCCATTCGTACTCTAAGTTGATTCGTAAATACTACTAAAATTCTCTCTCTACCAATAAGATTTGTAATCTTTCTCATTGCTTTTGAAATAATAATAGCTTTTTGGGTTGCATAACCCGCTTGGTCGTAATCAGCAGCCAATTCAACTTTAGTAGTTGCTGCTGCTACCGAATCTACTACAATAGTTACCAGTTTGTTTTTATCAGATTTTCTAACAGATTCAATAATTGAATCCATAGCATCAAAGATATCTTCTACTGTTTCCAAAGGTACATATAGTAACTTTGCAGTATCAACTCCTAATGCTTCTAAGAATTCCTGATTGATTGCGTTCTCCGTATCAATATACACTGCTAATCCACCCTTCTTTTGAGTGTTTGCTAATGTATGAGCTGATAGAAGAGATTTTCCACTTGCTTCTAAACCTGTAACTTCAACAATTCTTCCAACAGGAAACCCACCGTTTGGTCGGTTTGAAATCGCTAAATCTAACATATCATCCCCAGTAGACACCCACTCTGTTAAATCGGTGGGTGTCTGTTCTGAGCCATCTAAGAAATATGCGACTTTTGATTGTCCTTTGAACTTCTTATTAAGGTTATCGGCGAGAAGTGAAGATAATTCATCTCTGTTTGTTGCCATATACCTTATTTTTAGTTATTGAATAAATCATCAAATGCATCTTTTACATTTGATACGTTTGAGGTTTGTGGTGCCTCATCTTTGAATGGTGATTCAGTTGATGGTGTAGGTTGAGATTCTTCTTCTTCATTAGATTCTTCAACTTGACCAGTTTCCATCCATTTTTCCAATAGAGATTTCATCTCATCATAAGAATACTTTTTGAACATTGAAGGTAACTCAATTTGGTCTTTCAACAATGGTAATACATTCTTATCTTCTGTAATTGGTGTTTGGTTAGGTTTTACTCTGATGTAAGTTTCAGGATAATTCTTACCCAACTCTTTTGCGGTTTTGAACTCAACAGTAATATCTCTACCACTTGTTGGGTCAGTTAAATCACCATAATCTGGGTCAGCAAAGAAAGCAAGAAGTTCTTGATACACAGTTTTACCAAATCCCCAAAACTTAACTCCCTCTGATTCTTCACCTCTTACCAATACAGGTACATAGGTTCTCATCTTTGGTGTTAACTCTTTTGATAGATTCCAATCATTTCTATCACCAGTCGCTTTCAATTGGTCAGCAAATTCCACTAATGGGTCTGCCTCACCATGTGTTTGTGGTGAAAGTATTGTCTTACCACCAAATCCATAGTGGAAAAACAATTCAATAAAAGGGTTTGATGTGTTGTGAACGTAAGGAACTATTCTTACTTGTTGTTTGCCAGGTTTTGGCTTCCAAAGGTTATCTGTTTTAGTTACCTTTGTTTGTAGACTGTCAAGTCTGTTTCGGATTGCATTCAAATCGATTGCCATAATTACTCCAATTTTTAATTAATTAAACATTTATTTATACAAATATACGAATTATTTTTCAATAATCCAAGCTATATTTCAGTTTTTATTCTCAACACAAATTTAATCCCAAGTGTTGATTTGGTTACAAATATACGAAAAAGATTTGGGATTTCCAAACCTTTCTCATATTTTATTTTTTATTTATATATTTTGATGGTCTCAGGTCTTAAATGGAAGTACCCATTTTTATATTTTGAATACTGCCCATTGGTGTATTCATCAGCCAACTTTTCAGCAGCTTTGAGGTTGGATGCTTGAATTAACACCTTTGGTGCTTTTCCGTTAAACCTACCATCTTCCGATTCAATTAATCCGAATAACTTGAGTTCAGTTAATTTACCTTCTTTAATAAGTTTAGGTTGTTTTAGAGTTTTCATCTGTTCAACCATCAATTTTCTGTTTTGTTCTATGTTTGCCATAAGATATATCCTATTGTAATAAATATCAAACTTTTTTAATTAACATCAATTATTCTGAATAGATTGGTTTTCATAATTTTGAAACCATCACCATCAGTTAGAATCATTGAATTACGATAATCCCCCCATTCAATCTGATATGATTTATCCAATCTACCACCATTTAATGATTCAATCAAACGATTCAATGCATTGATGGTATATAATGTGTTTGTTTCTTTTTTTCTATGAGTCATAATCGTATTTGGTAGAAATTCCATATTTGAATTTGGAATAATATTGTAACTTATCACCAACTCTTTGGATGGTTCTAATTTAAGTATAAATATTTTTCTACTGAATAATTCATATGATTCTCTTATAGTATATAGTATTGTATCAAATTTACCTTCATCGGTAAAAGTACATAGTAGTTGCGTTCTCACTCATTCTCTCCGTATTAGTTACTGTCAAAACATTTTTGTATATCAGATTATTTATTAATCATAAGATGCAGAACCACATTCACCAAACGCTTTTACAAGTTTTTTCGATGCCTTCTCTTCTTCTGGAGAGTATTTTTCTATTTTATCTTTATTAGAACAATAAATTCTATGTTTAAACTCATCAGTTGGTGCAATACCAGTAGTAGGTGCATTATATCCTTGTCCTCTTTGTCTACATTCTACTTTTGCTATTTTAATAGGTTTAGCATCAGGTGTTTTTGCTGTATAAGATAAATACTTATTTCCTTCATTATCTATTTCAACAGAAATAGCTTCTTGAATTTCATCATAATTATCACTTCCAAATA